AACATCTGCATTAAGGTCATCAAGTCTACCGTGATATTTTAGTCTAAGTCTTGATATGCCATCATCTAAATTTCCATAATATTTTAAAACATCTTCCCATTTTATACCGTCTTCATAATTACCACTTCTTAGTGGTTGACATAAATAGTTTCCGTTGTTTTCTGTAATCTTTAGTGAAAAGTTTTCAGGTGTAACAATTACACTTGATTGTTTTTGTAAATCACTAAAGAATTCAAAAGCATCAGGATCATAATCTAATGTGTCTAAGTCAGTATAATTATATATGTTATGTATAATGTTTCTAATTACATTTTGTCTAGTAACTTGTGCTGGAGGATTAATCCAAATAGGTATTTGAAAGAACATAGTAGCAATATCTATTTGGTCTTCAATACCTGCAGGAATACCTCTACTTGACCATTGAATATCTGTTAGTTCTACAGTAGTAATCGTAGTCCAATCAACAGGATTATCATTGTGTTGTATCTCTAATGCTGGATTAAATAAAACTAATATTTGTTCCATTAATTGTAATTTCTGGTCTGTATTACTAGTCCAAACATCAACTTGCATGTTTAACAGATAAGGAACAGGCATAAGTCTTCTTACATTAAATCTATTACCTGGTTCATCAACATATTCTTGTGTAGTTTCATCAAATTTTCTTTCTGTGACTGCTACAGCATCATTAAAGAACGGTTCTTGTACTCTTGCTCTATCTGGTTGTAAACTTTGTATCCAACAACCTATAAATGGAGCAGAATTAACAATATTCTCAGAATTGCCTTTCATGATAGTAGCGGCCATTCTTGATATATCACCATATCTTGCTGGCACACGAATATAATAATCAGTTGTACCATCATTCATTTTCTTTCCTGTTTTTACACTGAACCCACTGAATATTCTAATAAATTGTAGAATATATCTTCTTATTTGTTCATCATAAAAATGGGATTGTTTTACCTGCGCCATATTAATCTACCTTTGGTTTCACTGCTTTTGATAAATTTACCTTACCAGTGATTGTTGTACCATCTTCAAGTTTAACGACACCATCATTATTAATAAATTGATGATGCAAGTGATGTCCAACTTCCCAACCACCGTCACTATCTTCAACTTTGTACCATTTATCATCTCTGTATTGGAATAATCTTGCAGGTTTGTAATCAGTACGTAAGAAGTATGTGTTCTCTGCTGGTTCATTTGGAAATTGTCTACCACTGGCAACTGTCGCCATGTCTATATCTTTTGGATGCTGTCCTTCTTGTGCATATTGAAGATTATTTGTTCTATAATCCCAATACTTTCCAGGAACATTTTCTTGAGCCTCTTCAACGATTGCATCATTGATTTGAAGTTCTTTATTGTAAGTAGACAAGATGTTTTTTAAATCATCTGCTTCTTCACCTGTTCCAAGAATATCTGAATACTCTTGTGTGTCTTGTAATTGTTTACAACGAACACGCCAGATATGTGGCCACCAACCTGGATCAAAGCCTTCTGCGGCCTTTGATGCATCTTGTACCACCCAATACTGATTTACAGCAGGAGCATCCTCGTCAAGTAATAAGTCGTCCCTCATATGAGGTAACTCAATTACATCACCAGTCATTAATTTTCTTCCCATCTTTTCTACCATATCATTTAGATGTAGTGTAAAAATTATTTGGTCGTTCCCTAAGAACATACCAAACTGAGACAAGTCCATATCTTGGTCTGTAACTGTATAAACACCACGCAAGTCATAGATGTTATCGTCATATTTTCTATCACGATTCTCCATGAATAGCAAATCTTGTATTGCTGGCTTAGTAGGATCATAGTTGGGATCAGTTGTATCTTGTGACCCCAAATATTTATGGATAAGCAGTGAAGTACCACCATGTTCAAAGTGGGCCTTAACTGATTTATCTATAAACTTATAATCATTTCCCTTACGAGGATTCCATAAACTTAATCTTGGCATATCTTTTTCCTTGACTTCTATGTGTATTTATCATATAATGAAGTTATCATGAAGGAGTAATAGATGGAACTACCAAACAATGACGGATATACGATTGTACGTGGGTATTTACCAGGAATTGCAGTAGAACAGTTCAGATTATGGGCAATGAACCCTAAAAATGCTCATAGAGGCAATGGTTCAGACGGAATTTACTATAATGAACACGACGGAAAACGAACATATGATGTTTGGTGGACTACATCACCTCCTAAAGAAATGTGGCTACCGGTAGTTTTACCATTAAAAAAATATATAGATTCGATATTTAAATCTAGTGATTGGGATATTCATGCAGTTGATTGTATCACTACAGCACCTAAATCAAGCAAAATCTATGCACACGTAGATACACCCTACCGATTCGAAAAGTACGCTAGAATAGACGATACATTAGGCGTACAGATAATTATACCTCTTAATGATTTTACTTTAGAAAATGGTGGGACTGCATATCTTCCCGGTTCACACTTAGAAAAAATATATTATAAAGATATTGAAGACAACCAAGAACACTATAATGATAGATTGGTCAACGAAGGGCATCAGTTTTTAGCAAAAGCAGGCGATGTATTGATGTACGACGGTCGAACATTACATAGTACAATGCCTAATAATTCTAATTTATATAGAAGTGCGTTACTGATAAATGCACTACGCAAAGATGTACTAAAAGATGCCATTTTGTTAGATAATAACACGGATAAGGTTAAAACTTGACAAAAAATGCGTTTTGTAGTTAAATAGAAATTAATAAAGCTGATTCGAAATTATTTATAGGAGTTCCCGATGGGTTTATCAAAAAGAAAAAAGACTACAAGAGCGGCACCACGGCGCGGAGCAAAACTTGAGTCACCAAAATGGGATAACTGGGAAGAGTGGTCTGGTGAAAAGTTTCATAGGCATGTTATTTGGGCTAGAGAATTTTATTATCAAAATTACAAACCGGCAGATTTATATCCTTTTGCAACACAATGGATGGAAAAGAATGGTTATACAAATGAAGATATTCGTTCTGTAAAAGCCGCACCTGATTATGAAGTAAGTGTAACTGGAGCAATTTCTTGCAAATTATTATTAGATGGCATGCCAGATTATAATCAGAAAGAAGATGATTATTGGCAAACTCTTGCTGGCACAACCGGTCATATAACACCTGTAACTGATTTTATTAAAACACGTATAAGCAATGCAATAGAAACAGGCAAGGATAAAGTTGCAGAAAAAGAAGAAAAAGAAAAAGAAGAATTAAAGAAAAATAATCGTTATCGTCCTAGTATCCAAGAATTACTACGTGCAAAAGCATTTTCTATGACTAATGAAATTGATGATTTTATCAATGATTTTGAAATGACCAATGGTGCTTTAAAGAGTTTTAAACCATTGAGTCTATTGCGTAAAGTACAAGCAAAAGCAAATCATGCCAAGATAATCAAAGAGTTATATGAAGGGTGTTATAAAGAATATGATGAACTTATTAATCCACCTTCAACAAAAAATATGACAGAAAAAGAACTTGATTGGCACAATCAGTTAATTGAAGGCTATGCATATTTACAGAAGTCCGAAATCAAAGCAATGTATGAAATGTATAAAAGCATTGTACAGGCATGTGATATGATTATTGCTAATGCAAAATTTGACCGAAAGCCTCGTAAACGCAAACCAATTAGTGCAGAAAAAGTTGTATCTAAAATGAAGTTCTGTAAAGAACATACAGAAACAGGCTCAGTAAGTATTAATCCAGTAGAACTTGTAGGTGCCAGCATTGCGGTTGTCTATAACACAAAAACACGTAAGATAGGCGTATATCATGCAAGTAATATTGATCCTATGGGACTAGGACGAGAAGGGTCTGGTTTAAGTGTCAAAGGCACTACAATGATACGTTTTAAAGAAAGCGAGAGCATTCAAAAAACACTTAGAAAGCCACAAGAACAACTGGCTATCTTCAAAAAGATAACAAAACGCTCATTAAATAAAGAGTTCAATGCCATCAAATCTGTCGAAACTAAGATGAATGGCAGAATTAACGAACATACATTACTTCTCAAGGTTTTTTGATAAATATAACTGTAGATACTGACGAGTATCATAATTAGTAAATTATTATCCCGGGAGAGATAAATGGCACAAGTTAACAAAAAAAGATACTATTATCTTGAAATCAATATACCTGATGCAGTAAAAGATGCACGCCCAGGCAGGGATGCGATTGCTATCATGCATGACTTAACAGAAGAATATAAAGATGAAGTTGGGACAAAGTATGCTAGAGCATTAAATGACTTTATTTTTGGAACTGCTAAACATTACGGTTGGCATCCATCAGATGCTAATAGATGTGCAACATGCGTTCAGTTCATCAATGCAAGACATTTTGCAAATTACGAAGCATATACGGCTGAATTTAGACAATGGCTTAACGACAAACACGGTATTACATACCCTTATGAAACATACACTGATGTTCCTTATGATATTGCAGATGCAGATAATGGCAATGATGCAGAAGTACAATCACAACAGGGTAACTATTTTACATATGCACAAGCTAAAGAAAAAGCGATTATGGAAGACCTTCCAGAAGAACGTGGATTTGTAATAGCTTAATAATTAGTTAAAAATCTAAAATTTTAAAACCCACTATTATTGGTGGGTTTTTTAATGGCTCCAATTACAAAAATGATAAATACATTATATTGGAGATAATCAATGCCAAAGAATAGCAAAGTTAGAAACGATTTAATCAAAGAGGTTCGTCTATTATTAGGCGATGGGATGGTTGATATTGAATTGGATCCGGATCATTATGATTTGGCAGTAGAAGTTGCCATATCAAAAATACAACAAAGATCCGAAAATGCAGTTGAAGAAGATTTTTACTCAATAGAGTTAAAAAGAGATGTAGATGAATACACACTTCCAAAAGAAATTATGGAAGTCAAACAAGTATGGCATCGTTCTTTTGGTCATGGTATTTCGGGTGGTGTCGATATGGACCCATTCGAACTAGCATATGCTAATTCATATTTCTTTTTGAATAATCATATTGGTGGTATAGCCACGTTTGATGCATTTGCTCAATATCGTGAATCATTAAATAAAGTTGCGGCAACAGACATACAATTCATTTGGAATCCAACAACTAAAAAAATAAAATTATTACGTAGAATGAGGGCAGACGAAATGGTTTTATTACATGTTCATTTAGAACGTCCAGAAGACGAACTAATCAAAGACCCTTATTTAAAATCTTGGATGAGAGATTATACACTTGCGTATTGTAAGAAAATGCTAGGTGAAGCAAGAAGTAAGTTTGGTTCATTACCGGGCGCCCAAGGCGGTGTCACACTAAACGGTGATGCAATGAAACAAGAAGCAGATGTACTTCTTGATAAACTAGAAACTGACTTACAGACATACACTGATGGATCTGCTCCTCTAGGGTTTGTCATTGGATAATTTACCCAACACTGCTTGTTCATTGCTATGGTCTCATACGAGGCTTAAGGTAGATGGCACCGTGCTTCCTTGTTGTTTCGTGGAAGAAAATAATATCCCAAACATTAATGAAGCACCCAAGTTATCAGATGGGTTACACAATGCATTCAATTCTAAATTTTTTAATGACATAAGAGATAAGATGTTGAAAGGTGAAAAACTTTCAATGTGTGATAAATGTTGGCGTGCAGAGGACAATGGTGTTGAGTCTTTTAGACAACAATTCAAACAATACGATAAGTTTATAGGAAACAAACCAGAATTAAGATATATAGAAACTGCCTTGTCTACTCATTGTAATTTATCATGTAGAATGTGCAATGATACTTTCAGTAGTAAATGGAAATTAATAAAGAACCCAGGAATGCCAGTTGATGTTTCTGTAGATTCATTTGATTTAAAATATTATGATGCTAATTTATCTAAATTAGACTTTGTTAAGTTTGTAGGCGGTGAGCCTTTATTAGATAAGAAACATGCGGACTTTTTGACACAGATTGTAAATAAATCAGATAATCCAAAAAATGTCAGATTGTTTTATAATACTAATGGAACTATAATACCAAAACAAGAGATATTTGAATCATGGGCAAAACTAAAAGAAGTAGAAGTCATATTCAGTATTGATGCTATTGGTGAAGCAAACGAAATACTTAGACCCCCACACAAATGGAATACTATTGAGAACACCATAAATCATTTTATAGAGCATAAAACTGATAATGTTAAGTTGGGTATGCATACAGTAGTAAATGTCTTTAATATTCATTTAATGAAAGATGTACTAGAGTATTCATTTCAAAAGTTTAATAAGATGCCTGTATTTGATTTATTAGATTATCCAGAACATATGTCATTAAAAAATTTAGATAAAAACACAAAAGAAAAACTAACACATTTACTAAAATCAGAGTTTGACGGACAAGAGCAATTAAATTATCTATTAGATTTTATAAATCAAGACACAAAACATTCATATACACTCAAACAAATTATAGACAAAGAAAAAGAAAATGATATTAGAGTAAATACTATGATAGAAAAGTTAGGAGTGTTAGATTTATGGAATTCTTTTTAAAAGCATTAATATCAGGAATAGTAATAGCAACAGTTAGTATGATGGCACAACGAAGTGTCACAATGGCGGCTTTTCTAATGGGTATACCATTTACTGCCTTTCTTGCAATGATTTTTATGTGGTATTCAGGCATTGATGCAGAAGCATTTGCGAAGTTTAGTTTCGAAACTACATATTTTGTCTTGACAAGTCTTGTATTTTTTGTTATATTTGGGTTACTAGTTACAAAGATAGGATTTTGGTGTAGTGTTATAGCCGGTTTATCTGTAACGATAATACTGTATAACATTCTTTTGAGGATTATATGAAAAAAATTATAGGTATCTGTGGGTTAATAGGTCATGGAAAAGACACGGTCGCAGGTCACTTAATCGAAAATGGGTTTCAACGAATAAGTTTTGCAGGAGTGTTAAAAGATGCATGTGCAAATATTTTTGGTTGGGACAGAATTCTATTAGAAGGCAACACACCAGAGAGTAGAGTATTCAGAGAACAAGTAGATGAATGGTGGGCAAAAAGATTAGGCATACCAAACTTCACACCAAGATGGGCTTTACAACATGTAGGCACAGATGTATTCAGA